AGCGGTATCGAATCTGCCCTTAGCTTCATTATGTTCGGTGCTGTTGTTCCCGTATACTTCTTTTATCAGCTCAGCTCTCTCCAGTAACCGATCAGTTTTGTTAAATATAGTTTCGATCATTTTTGCTTTTGTCATTTTGCTTATCTCCTATTTAAATTGCGGGGGGTTTCCCCCCCCTTTTTTATTTAATCATAGATAACGGTATCTAAACCCATATCTCCAAGCAAAGCATATGCCACATACCACTCGGAGAGAGCTTCGTCATAATATTCTGATTCTTCACCGTGAACACGCTCACAAAGTTCTGCTTTTTTTCTTAATTTGCTTTCGGTTTTTTGTAGTGTTTCGATCATTTTTGCTTTTGTCATTTTCATTTCCTTTGCTTTAACTACATATAATTTGACATATTTTTGAAATAATACCAGAAAAAAAAACGGGTGCTTTTGTAAGTCGTTGGTTTAGAATAACTTACGAACGAAAATAATTTTGAATTAAAAAAACCCTTCTGTGCTTTTGCAATGTCAAGAGAAATATAACATATATAGAGAGAAAAACTACTAGGGTAATATAATGAGAGTTTAAACCCTGGCTGCCCCATCCGATCAGTCTCCCCATACGCACCCGCGCGGGCTCAATCTGTGCCATTCCCTGGTTGGCCTTCGCTGCAGGGCTGCATTGTTAGCGGGTTGCCGCTGTAGGTTGCACCGATGGGGGGAGGGGCCTGTGCCGGGGGGCATCGGGGAGTAGTTGCTGTAAATATTTTATATATAGACCCTAACCAACTTTTCTAAAATTTGAGTTGACTGCAAATCTTTTTAGTCTTATATAGTACTTATGACTTCACAAGAGATATACGCTAGGTTGCAAGAATCTTCAGGGGACAACAAGAAGTTGTGGGCTTTGTCTCAGGAGTTTGAGGCTTTGTATAGGAAGCTGGCTAAGGCTGATGAACAGGTCAAGATAGCTACGACTGCCTCAATAGACCTAGAAGACAAGGACGGGCTGCGTAAAGCCGTTCTGGAGCATCTGTTCACGGAGAGTGAGCGTGGCAATGCTCAGGCATCGGACAAGCTAGCAAAGCTGGCTGGATTGGGAGAGACTGAGCAGGATATAATTATCGAGATAGTTAATTACGCAGAAACTTTAAGAAAGAAAGGTAGGAAACCAAAATCGAACCAGAAGAAATAATTGGTATATTGGGAGAGCTTGCATACTTGGAGTGTGTTACTTGTCATAACTATTTTTTCATTCACGAAATAGAAGGCACCGATTTGGAGGTTGATGAAATTGTGGGTTTAAATGACCCAACGTATTGCCCGTATTGCGGGGTAGAGTTCACGGAAATGTTAGATAAGTAAGAACATTTGGGAATTTGGGAAACAATGAATTGTTTAGGAGGATTATTATGATAAGTTGTTATGAATGCGGCTGTGTAGACAGTAGTGACAACCCTGTGATTGGGATTGAGGATGATTTTGGTAACGTAGAAGAGTATATCTGTTTGGAGTGCTTGGTCACAAGAGGTATTGGGGAAGAAGAAGATTAGAGTACAGATTCCAACAATCCCGCCTAGGGATTATCAGTTACCGTTCTTGAGGGCGTTTGATGCTGGTGCGCAATACTCTGTGATGTCTTGGCATCGTCGGGCGGGTAAGGATGTGACTTCGTTCAATGCTTTGATGAAGCGTGCGATAATGAAGGCTGGCAACTATTACTACCTATTCCCGACCCGGGCTTGGGCGCAACGTGCTTTGTGGGACAACATATGCGAATGGGCGGGGGGTAAAAAACTGGTTGATTTACTTTGCCCACCTGAGCTTGTTAGGCGAAAGAACAATAGCGATTTTTTTATCGATTTGATTAATGGTTCAAGGATTAAGATTGACGGTACGGACAACTTAAACTTTGTAGGACAAGGAGGTAGCGGATATGTATTGTCGGAGTTTTCACTGCACAAAGAGGAGGTTAGCGGCTTCTTGGCTCCTATTCTTACGGAGGGTTCAGCATTTGCTATTTTCAATGGCACACTGCGTGGAAAGTCGAATCATCTATGGCGACTGTACGAAAATAACCAAAACCGCAAGGATTGGTTTACTCAGTGGTACACACTCGAAGATACCAAAACCGCCTATTGGGTGGGTGACGGGGTGTCAATTAACCCTGAACTGGCTGGAAAGATCAATCCGTATGACAACAAACCTTATAAGAATATCCAAGAAGACGTGGATAGTGGAATCATATCTTATGCAATGGCGCGGCAAGAGTATCTAAACGAGGCAATATCGCAGGTAGATAACAGCTACTATGGTCGTGAGCTTGAAATACTGCGGAATGAGGGTCGTGTCGGCAACTATACGGGCAGTGGGGCGGTTTATACCTTCTGGGATTTGGGTACTAGTGATGCGACTAGTATTGTTTTTGCACAAATTACGGATGGCAAGCCGGTTATTATTGACTATCACGAATCTACGGGCAAGAAGATCGAGGACTATGCTGTAGTTATTAATAGCAAGAACTATAGGTATGGTGGTCACTTCGCTCCGCACGATGTATCCAAGCGTATGTTGTTTGGTGATTTGGTTACCAGAGCCAAAGAGGTGGGTATAGACTTTAGAAGAGTACCCAAGACCAACTCAGTCTTGCAGGATATTGAGATATGCCGCCGTATGTTGGGTATTATAATGTTTCACGAAAGATGTCAGGACTTACTTGACCACTTGGACTCTTACAGGGAGGGTTCAGCCGGACGACCCGTCCACGATGCACACTCTCACGGAGCAGATGCGTTTAGAACAATGGTAATGGCTATACATTTGAATCTAGTTATACAGTATTTGGGGATAAGTGATGCTATACATCTCCCTAGCAAGGTTGGAGAAGCGGAAGGATATGTCAATGAACACACCGATACAGATGGCGAAAGACCGTTATGGGAGCGAATTAGAGGAATTGATACGTCACTACTCGGCTGAGGGGGTTGTGTATAGCGACAACCGATTGTTCGTGATGGCTATAATGCATAATAAAGAGTTATTAGAAGGAAAAAACTCTGAGAAAGAGCTTGACAAGCTGGATTGCTGGTATGTACATTATGCGGCAGGAGACATAAAACGTTTATATGAGATTTGCCCATACGAATTAAAGTGGGTTGCGTTTGAGAGAGGGGATAAACCCCTAAAGTTTTATAAACTGGACAGGATCAGGAGATTAAGTTATGGGTCGCAATAATGACACACCCCCACCACCGCCAATAAAAACCCCGCCGCCACCTGCTGAAGATGTTACTGCTGAAGTAATTGCGCCGACTATGAGACAGGAGGCAGCCCGCCGGGCAAGAGCAGGTGCTTACATTACCAAGGGTCAGAAGATGGGAGCTGGTAATCAGTTGCTTGGTGCGTCACCTATCCAGCTAGCTAACGTCAGAGCGGCGGCACAAGCCGGCAGAAGCACGCCAATAGCTAAGGCTAAAACAATAGATGAGTTCCAAACATTAGAAAAATTTAGCGGCAGGGGCGCGAAAGATAAAGAAGATGAGGCTAAACTGGAAAGACAAACTGCATATAATAAATATTTAGCACAACGTAAAAAAAATATTGCAGCCTCTAAAAAACTTATAAGCCCTGAAGGTGGGATGATAATATAATGGATGTATCTTCTTTAATTACGATGTACAAACGTGAGAAGTCCAGCTCTGAGCGGCAAAACTTCGAGAATCTTTACGAATCTGCGGCTGAGTTCTGCAACCCAAGTGCTGATAACATTCAAAGCAAACGCTCCAAGGGGCAACGTGACGATGTTCAGCGTATCACCGACATTGGCATCAAAGCCCGCCGTATGTTTACTGCTGGTATGATGAGCCACTTGTTTCCGCAGGGACAAAACTGGATTCGTGTTGTATCTCAGAACCGTGACCTGCAAACCGACGACAACGTGGTGCGGGCATTAAGCTCTGTGACTAAAAAGTTTGTCCGTGGTATCGAAGATTCTAACTTTTACGAGGAAATGAGCCAGTGTATTGACCATTGCGGGTACATTGGAACTACAGCTTTGTACTGTGAACCCACAAACAAGCGTATATTAAACTTTCGCTCGCACTACATTAACCAGTTTTTCTTTTGTGAAAACTACTTGGGTGAGGTTGACACGGTTATCCGTGAGTTTAAGCTAACCGCCCGTCAAGCCTTACAGCAGTTTGGTGAAGATTGCCCGGAAGATATTAGCAAGCTGGCAGAAGACCCACGCAGTTCTACTAAAGAGTTTACATTTATTCACATTGTTATGCCACGGCAAAACTTTGTGCCTGACTCTGTGGAAAAAACAGAGAAGCCGATTGCCTCCTACTATATTTCGTTGACTGGTAACAAGTTGGTATTGGAATCTGGGTTCGATGAAATGCCCTACTCCGTTGGTCGGTTCTACAAAACCAACTATGAGAAGTATGGACGCTCACCCGCCTTGGAAGTATTCACTACTCTACCGCTTATCAACCGTATGGAAGTTTCGCGGATTCGTGGTGCAGAGCGTGTGTCTAATCCACCGTGGCTGGCTCCTAATGATGGCAGTGTGCGGCGTATCAGCAACGATCAAGGTTCTATTATCTACTGGAACGCTGGCAACCCGCTTTCTAAGCCTGAGCAGTTGCGCCCGATGGACAATGTGATTGTAAATGACCAGATGATTCAGAAGAAAGAGCAAGAGATTCTTGATGCCTTCTATGTACCGCTGTTCAATCCGTTACTTGACCGCCAGAATATGACGGCATTTGAGTCTTCTGAGCGGCTAAACTTGTCGCTACAGTTCCTAACGCCTGCTGTAAACCGTTTGAATAAGTATTTTGTTACGCCAATTCTTGAGCGTGCATTCGGTATTATGTATCGGGCTGGTATGTTCCCTGAACTTGAGATTGAAGAGTTGTCTGGTGCGAACCTAGAGTTTGACTTGGTGGGCAAAGCATCTATTGCTTCACGGCAGATCGAACTGTTTGGAACAATGACGGCTATGAATCAGATGATGCAGATTGCACAGTACAAGCCGGAGATTCTGGATAACGTAAATGCAGATAAGACTGCCCGGTTTATTCAAGAAGTTAATATGGTTCCGATTGACCTGCAACTTTCCGAAGCTGAAGTCGATGAGATTCGAGGTGCTAGAGCAGAAGCACGAATGGCGGCAGAGCAACGGGCTAATGCACAAGCTTTGAGTGACGCATATGTTAAAACTCAAAAAACTCCTGAGGCCGGTTCAGGTGCTGAGATGATTGAACAGATAACACAACAACAAATGGGTGGTTAATGGATATAATTGATAAAGTGACCTACGACTTTAGGTGGGACAGTGAGAAGGATTTATCAGAAGAAACAAGACGGGCGTTTGTTGAGGTCTTTGACCCATCAGATGATAACGCTTGTTTGGTGGCTAGGTTTCTTGTTCAGCTTTGCAAGTGGGAAGATATTGCTGAGTACAACGACCCCATTATTGAATCTAAGATGAACTCTCTGCGGAGCGTGATTCTATCTATTAAAAAACAACTCAATATGAAAACACTAGAGGAGGTTGAGTATGAGTGAAGAAGTAACAACAGAAGCAACAGAAGCAGTTGAAGCAACAGAGGTAGTTGAAACAGCAACAGAAGAAACTACAAACACACAGCCAGAGTCATTTGTAGGCTCTATGCTAAGCCAGATTGAAGATGAGGACATTAAAGATGCTGGCTTTTGGAAGAACTTGGAGGGCAAAGATGCTACAGAAGTTGGAAAATATATTAAAGAGCTTCAGAGTTTCGCTGGTAAAAAGGGTGATATTCCTAAGTCTGACGCTACAGAAGAAGAGTGGGCTGAGTTTTATGGTAAACTTGGTCGTCCTGAAAGTACTGAGGGATATGACTTTACGGTTGGTGACGAGTTTAGGGAACTTGTTGGTGAAGATTCGGCTCCGTTCTTTGAAAAGGCGGTTGAGGGATTTAAAGACCAAGCATTTGCAATGGGAGCCAGCGCAGAAAAA